CGCGAGCGCGGCGGCCTTGGCGACCTCCTCGCGATGCGCGGCGACCGCAGCCGCAACCTCGCCCGAGTCCGCCGGCAGCGTCCTCGCCCACCACGCCACGGCCCACGCCTTCTCGTCCTCGTCCGCGTAGTCGAGCCCGTTGACGAACTTGAACTGGTGCAGCAGCTCGCCCACGTGGCGCTCGATGATGTTCTTGGCCTTGACCTCGCCGAAGCTCGCGTTGAGCCACCTGTCGTCGGCGATGCGCTCGTAGGGCACCAGCGGACCCATCTCGCCCGCGAGGTCGTAGTAGTGGCCCTTGAGCGCGGTGAGGCGGCGTTTCCTGCACTCGCCGTCGTACCGGTCGATCTCGGCCTTGTACTCACCGGATAGCTTGTCGATGGGCGCCGTTATCTCGCCGATGGTCTTGTCGAACGTCTTGAGCAGGTCGCTGTACTTCTTCTTCGCGGCCTTGCGCTGCGCCTCGATGGGCTTCTTCACGTCGTTGACCGCCGCGCGGTACTTCTTCGCCGCCTTGAAGTCCTCGTCCTTCTCGATGTGCTTGACGTCCACGTAGTCCGCCAGCTTCTCATCGACGTTCTTCTTGAGCTTCGCCAGCTTGTCCTCGAGCGTGTCGTCGATGGCGAGCGACGCCACCAGCGTGTCGAAGTCCTCCTCGAGCGGCACGGCCTCGACCGCCAAAACCTCGTCTGCCATTAGAAGCCTCCCAGCAGGTCGTCGTCGGTCGCATACTCAGCGGGCGCGGGCTCATAGACGGGCGCGGGCTCCGGCTCGGGGATGGCGGGCTCGGGCTGTGCCTTGCGTGCCGCGATCTCCTCCTCCATCCAAGAGGCCGCGCGGCGCGCCTGCATGACCGTCATGTCGTGCATGGAGCCCGACGTGCAGCCCACGGCTGCGCAGATGGCAGCCATGGCCCCGGCGCTGTCAAGCCCAGTCGCCGCCATGAACGGCTTGAACAGGTCACGCACGGGCTGCAGGTCGGCCACGGGCTCGACGCTCTCGGCCTCGACGGCCTGAGTGCCGGCGCGCATGTCCTGCGCGACTTTCTGGTCCATCTCCTCGCCCGTGTACATCCCGCCGAACTCGTCGGGATAGGCCAGACGCCACGCGCCGGCCTTGGCGCACTTCTCGATCATGACGCCCGGCATCTTCGCCCAGTTGCTCTTGCCGGTGCTGTAGTCGGTGAGCGCCAGCTCGACGTATGCAGGCTTCTTGCCGTCGGTGAACGCGACCTCTGCCCAGCCGCCGATGAGCTGCTCCCCGATCATCTTGTAGACGGCGGAGCCCTTCTTCTTGACGACCTCGCCGTCGCGGAGCACCACGACGCCGCTCTCGATGCCGCCGTAGTTCGGCTGCTTGTTCGCGCGGCGGTTGAACACCTGGTAGGAAGTGATGATGCTCGCCGGCGCGTTGCCGTACTTGATGAGGTAGACCTCCTTGGTGAAGGGGTTCAGGTGCTGGCGGTTGCACAGCTCGATACACAGCGCCAGCTCGCTTTCGGTCGCGTTCGGGCACAGCCGCTCGCGGATGTCCTGCGAGGTGAACTTGACGGGCATGCCCGCATCGTCCTTGAACTCGATGATCTCGTTACTCATTGATGGTCACCTCTCCGTCCTTGATCTCGACCTTCTCGATGTTCACGCCTGCCAGCTCGGCGAACACGCCACGCGGCCCGTCCAGCTTGTAGATGCGCTCCATGCGGCCAGCGCTGTCGACAATGCGGTCGTAGATTTCGAGGTCCTGCGCATCGGCTCCCAATAGCTTCAGACTGAACAGAAGCCCGTAGGCGATGCCGCGCAGGCACGCGGGCTTAAGGCCCATTTTCCCTATCTCAGCGCCCTTCTCGTCTGCGACGAGGATTAAGTTCGTGGCAAACTCGTTAAGCACCTCGAACGCATCGCCACCGACTTGGACTTTTATATGCATGTACTCCATTACTTAATCTCCGTTTCACCCCTGCGCCCGGACCACCCGGGCGCTATCGATATGTCCATGCGCTCGGCCTGCCCGCGCACCCTGGGGTGCTTTACCACGTGCAGGTCGACCACTTGCGCGTCGTCGGCCCAGACGAGCCCGTTGAGCGCGTCCATGACCAGCTTGCCCTCGTTGTCCCCGTCCGGCTTGTAGGTGTCCGGCTCCGAGCGCACGCGCTTGGGCCGGCTCTCCGGCAGCGGACGGTAGGCGTCGACGTTGAGAATCACCGGCTCGTGCGGGCCAAAGGGCAGGGGTTGGATGCCCGCCTCGGCCATCGCCTCCCTGCACGCCGCCGCGATGGCCCGCTCGGCCCTCAGCGTCTCGGTCGGCGTGTACATCCGGGCGTGCCTGCGGTCGAGCCTGTGGCGCTGCTTGCCCGCCGCGAACTTGACGGTGAACGCGAATCGCCTGCCGATCACAGTACCGACCCCATCCCGAGCGCCACGCGGATGCCATCCGCCGCGAGCAGCATCGCCCGCAGGACGTACGGCATGATCGCGTACACCGCGAACAGGAGCACGACGAACCCCGCGCACCTAAGCAGCCTCGATGCCATGCGTTCCCTCCTCGATCCACTGCTCCACCCATTCCGGGCGCACCATGCGCCCCACCTTGCGCCCCTCGGGCAGCTGCGAGCGCAGGCGGCCCGCCTTGCACTCGATGCGCAGCGTGTCGTAGGGCACCCCCGTCACCCTCGACGCCTCGCGCAGCGTGTACATCAGCTTGTGGCGGATGCCTAGCTCGTCGGCCATCTGCTGGAACGTTTTGGCTCTGCTAGAATCCATGAGTGACCTCCTTTCAGGTCTGGAGCCGTCCCCGCTTTCCACACCGGGCGGCTCTTTTTTGTTGCTTGCTTTCAGGGCCTCGCCCCCGGCACGGCACCGGTAGGGAACGTCCCCGCGGATGGTTATGGAGAGCCGCGGGGCAACGGTGCCGCCCCGGGGATGGGGCCCGCGGCCATTGCCTGAGCGGCAATACCCACGTGTCCGCGTTATGAACGCGGTAGGCTTCGGGGCATGATTTGGAGACGCCAGACATATCGCCCGAAGCACGTCCGACCAGCGGGCCCCCTACTCGTGCGGCTCGTCGACTGGGTCGAGCGGCACCCTCGCATCAGCGCCGCGATCGTCCTCGCCGGGTTCATCGACGACGCCTGCGACCTGCTTGGGCGCGTCGTTGATCTCGCGATGCTTCTCATGAAGCTCGCGGGTGTGCTCTAGCACGAACGCGACCGCGAGAACGTCGAGGAAGACCCGGACGGCCGCATGGATAAGGTTCAACATCTCCACCGCCCCTACTTCGTGCCCACGATCGGCTGGGAGCCCTCGGGCACGACGACGAGGTTGCCGTCCTTTCCGATGCTCTTGAGCGCGTCGATGTAGTGCTGCTGGAGGACCTGGTCGTTGAGCGAGTTCGCGAGGACGGCGTTCGCGTCCGCCTCGCCCTGCGCCTCGATCTTCTTTGTTTCGGCCTCGACCTTGGCCGTCTCCTGCTCGTTCTGGGCCTTCTGCTTCGCGACCTCGGCGGCCTGCGCCTCGCTGTAGCTCTTGGTGATGTTCTTCGGGTAGCGGACGTCCTGAACGCTCACCTGCTCCACCGTGAGGCCTATGCCCTTCCACTTCTCGGTGAGGGCCTTCTGGACGGCCTTGGTGAACTGGGAGCGGTCGGTGAGCATCGTCACCGTGTCGAAGCCGCCCGAGACCTCGCGGGTGACGGCGCGGACGTCGTTGGAGATGTACTTCTCCACGAAGCTCTCCTGCGTGCCGTACTCGCTGTAGAGGCTGAGCGCGGCGTCGGGGTTCAGGGAGTAGTTGACCTGGATGTCGATGTTGGCGCTGGCGCCCGACTTGTCGTTGATGGAGACCTGCTTGCCCTCGTAGGAGCCGCCGTCCACCTCGTAGTCGGTGTCCCCGTAGAAGTTGATGAGGTTGTTGCGGGTGTCGTAGGTCACGACGTCCTGCCAGGGGGCCTTGGCGTGGAAGCCGGCCTCGGAGGTCGAGCCGGCGAGCGAGCCGCCGAGGTTGCGGATGACGCAGACCTCGCCGGTGTCCTGCGTGTAGAAGCAGGCGGTGGCGGCGATGATGGCGCCTACCAGGACGAGGGGCAGGGCGCACGCGGGCGAGACGATGCGGGCCTCGTACTTGTTGCCCCAATGGTCCGCGGGCCCGGCGGCCCTCTCGCACTCGGCCTCGTTATACCGCTTGATGGCGACGGCGGCGGCCACGCCGCCGAGTCCAAGGCCTGCTCCGATAATCAGTTGAATCATGTCTTCCTCCATTTCGTTTGGTCAAATCTAGAGAGCCCCGGGGATGGGGCACGGGGCTACTCGCCGCCCTTGAGGTGGAAGCGCGTCCACTCGCCCGCGGCGATGCCGACCTCCACCGGCTGGATGTCGGGGTCGATGGCGTCGGCGGTGTTCATCACCACCGTGCGCTGGACGTAGGCCATGACCGCCTCGCCGCGCAGCAGCCCGTCCAGGCGACCGCGGGCGTCGAGGAACGACTCGAAGGCCTCGCGGTGCCAGCCGCCCCCGTCGTCGCACCAGCTGACGATGGCCTCGATGCTCGCGAAGCCGCTCGGGCACTCGATCTCGAAGGACTTCCCGCGAGCCTCGTACCTGATGTTCTCGCGGCGCATCTTCACGTCTCCCATGTCGCCCTCCCCTACAGCTCGAAGTCGGAAAAGTCGCGGGCCTCGACGGGCTCGGCCTCGACCGTGATGGCCTCGGGGATGTTCCAGCCGCCCAGCTCGATGTCGATGTAGTTCTCGTTCATGGTTCTCTCCGTTTCGTTTTGCACCCAAATTTATTTAGGGTCGATACCCAAAAAAATATTGCCGTCAATGCCGAAGTGCTTGCCTGGCTTGTCCGCCATCGTGGCCGTTAGCTTGTCTGCCTGTGCGTCTTCAATAGCCGTAAGCGTCGGCTCGGTAATTCCCAGAGCTGCGGCGATTTCCTTTTTCTGGAATCGCTTGGCCCCAGCTTCTCGAAACTCCTTAAGGTTCTGCATCCGCTCCTCCTTTCGTTGTCCTAATCATAATCTAATTTGGGTCAAACCACAATTACTTTTTGCTTTAAACCAAAATTATTTTTGCTTAGGATGAAAGTAACCCAGTTAGGAGGCACTATGGAATTTGGTGATAAGCTCCGGTCGCTACGCACAAAAGCAGGATTGACCCAGCTAGACATTGCCGAAAAGCTCGACGTGTCGGCAGCAGCCATCGGAGCATGGGAAAACGGGCGGGCGAAACCTCGCCTAACCAAGTTAGGGCAACTTGCCGAACTGCTCGGGACGAGCGCAGCCGACCTCATGGGAGAGGACGCCGCCGAGGCCGCGATCAGCGGCACCTCGCGCATGGTCCCCCTGCTGGGCTTCGCCCACATGGGCGAGCCGTGCGACGAGGGCAGCCTCGCCGACGAGGTCGAGGTCCCCGCCTCCATCGCCGACGCGCACCCGCGCGGCTTCATGGTCCACGCCCAGGGCGGCTGCATGGACAACCGCTTCCCGCACGACGCCCTGCTGCTCGTCGACCCCGACATGGAGCCGGTCAACGGCCAGCCCGTGCTCGCCGAGACGTCCGACTACGGCGCCGTGGTGCGCAACTACACCCGGGGCCGCTCGACCGTGATGCTCACGGCGGACAGCCACAGCGACGAGTACGACGACATCCTCGCCGGGCCGGGCGACGAGCCCGTGGTCTGCAAGGGCCGCGTCGTCTGGTACATGGGCGAGCGGGACGAGAGGTAGAAACATTGGGGCCGACCGGGCCCCTGCCAACCAGACTGGAAGAACGGAGGAGCGCGGATGGCTCCGAAAGAGGCAATCGAGAAGATCAACGCACTCGGTATAGAGATCGGGGTCGCGTCGACCGGCAGCGGGGACGACTACATCTCACTCACGGACATAGCAAGGTACAAGAGCGATGAGCCGAAGATGGTGGTGCAGAACTGGATGAGGAACAGGAACACCATCGAGTTCCTCGGTGTTTGGGAGTCGCTCCACAACCCCGACTTTAAAGGCATCGAATTCGATGCCTTTAGGGAAGAGGCCGGGCTCAACTCCTTCACCCTGACGCCGACGAAGTGGATTTCGAGGACAAACGCCATCGGCATAAGGACCAAGAGGGGGAGGTATGCGAGCGGCACGTTCGCCCACAAGGACATCGCATTCGAGTTCGCTTCGTGGATTTCCCCGGAATTCAAGCTCTACGTCATCAAGGACTACCAGCGCCTGAAGAGCGACGAGAACAGCAGGATCTCCGGCGAGTGGAACGAGAAGAGGCTCTTCTCGAAGATCAACTACCGCATACACACCGACGCCGTAAAGGAGAACCTGCTGAAGCCGAGCATGAGCCGGCAGGTCGAGGGCTACACCTATGCAAACGAGGCGGACGTCCTCAACGTCGCCCTGTTCGGGATGACGGCAAAGCAGTGGAGGGAGTCGCACGAGGGCGCGACGAGCAACATCCGAGACGAGGCGAGCCTGCACCAGTTGCTCGTCCTCGCGAACCTCGAAAGCATGAACGCCGAACTGATCAAAAGGGGAATCGACCGCAGGCAGAGGGCGGCATATTTACGAGAGATGGCTATCAGCCAACTCTCGACCCTCGAGGGTAGCCCCGTGATAGCAAAGATAGAGGCCGACGACGGAATAGCGGGCGAACTGCCAGAAGACGGGGCGCAGTCATAGCCCGACGCGCAAGCGGTCCGAGCTGACCGCAGCTCATCGCAGGGAGGTGATGCCCATGAAAGCGAAAAATCTCGGGACCGTAGGCTGATGCCGCGGCCCCGAGACTAAGGAGACGGCCCCTGCACTTTGGAACGTGAGACGGGGCCGGAGTCAGAACCGGGCGAAACGGAGAATAAGCCCGCGATCTGAACGGATCTGATTATATGACAAAGAAGCAGCGCCGCCGCGTCTGGGGCTCCGTGACCGAGATGAGGCGCGGCAAGAAGTACGTCCTGCGCTGGATGCAGAACACGCCGCAGGGCCGCAGGCGCAAGACCAAGACCGTGTACGGCACCTACCGCGAGGCGTGCGCGGAGCTGGACCGCATCCACGTCGAGCACGCCGACGACGCGCCCGTGCCCACCATAGCCAAGGCCTACGAGACGTGGCTCGTCCCCAAGATGGCCGCACAGGTCGAGGCGGGGACCCTCGCCCCCAACACCCGCAACCTCGTGCTGCGCTCGTGGAAGAACTACGTCGGACCCCGCTGGGGCGCAATGCCCGTCGACCAGCTGCGCGCCGTCGAGCTGCAGGACTGGCTGCTGACACTTCCCGCCGCGACCGCCGACACCGCCCTGCTCACCCTGCGCAAGGTCTGCGCCTGCGTCTCGACCTTCATCCGCCTGCCGCTCGACCCGTTCGCCGCCAGCGTCAGGTACACCATGCCCACCCGCAAGACCCGCGAGCGCTCAAAGCGCGTCTACACCCTCGACGAGGCCCTGGGCGTCCTCGACGCACTGCGCGGCAACCCCCTGGAGCCCGCGTTCATCCTCGCGTGCTTCGGCTCCTGCCGCTCGGGCGAGTCGCTGGGCGTGCGCACCGAGGAGGTGTTGCACTGGGAGCGTAGCGGCACCGTACTCGCCTCGGCCGACATCTGCCGCCAGATGCAGCAGTCCGGCACCGAGCCGGTGGGCGCCCTCAAGACCGCCAAGTCCGCCCGCACCGTCGTGATCTTGCCACAGGCCGCCGACCGCCTCGTCGAGATAGCGGCCGCCCGCGCCGCCGATGGCCGCGAGTGGCTGAGCGACCGGGGCGACGGGCTGCCCATGAACCGGGGCATATGCAACGACCGCTGGCGGAAACCCTGCGCCGCCCGCGGCATCGAGCACATACCGTGGTCGAACCTCCGCAACTCGTGGCGTACGATAGCGGAGGTCGAGCTTCGCCTGCCGTGGGACCTCATAGAGATGCTGATGGGCCACGCCCTCCCCGGCGTGTCGGGACGGCACTATATCCGCCCCACCGCCGAGCAGGTCGTCCGCGCCGCCTTCGACGCGCTTGGGATAAGTTAGGTTATTACCCCGCAAAGCCGCAGGTAGATGGCACGCCGTTAGTTGTGGCAGTACTGAGATTCGCAGTCCAAAACCACCGCAAAGGGGACAGGCACCCTTGCGGTGGTTCCCACAAACATCTCGATCTGTAACAGTTAGAGTCCATTTTTCGGCCCACCTGTTACAGATTGAGACATTCAAATTCCGCTGAAACGAAAATCTCAATCTGTAACAGCAACTCGGCGAAATCGACCCTAGATGTTACAGATCGAGACAAACGACCGATATCGACCTAAATAATCTTAATCTGTAACATCTAGCCCGTTTTCGGCCTTACAACTGTTACAGATCAAAACAAACCAACGAAACAAGCCGTCGCAAGGGGAACTTCTGTACTGCTTTGGGTCGCGCTACTCACCAAGCATCTCTTGGAGCTTGGCTGCCACGGCATGGCCCAGGCTCTCGTGGCTTTCGGGCATCATATGCAGATAGTCGATATCGCCCGGCTCGGCAAAGTCGGCGGCATTCAAAAAGTCGCAGCCAAACTGCTCAGCCACATGCGCGTAGTACTCACCAAAATGTTCCGAGGCTTCTACGGAATGCTCGTCAAAATCGGTCATATATACGTCGGCGATCTGCGGCTTAATCTTGATAGGCGCCATCAGCAGAATGCGCGGACAAGGCGCAGCGTCGGTCCACGGAAACGCGCGGACGGCGCGAATCAGCGCCATGGCGCCACGAGCGATATCGGCAGCCGTCACGTTAAAGACCGTCTTGCAGTCGTTGGTGCCCAGCATGATCACAATGGCGTCCAGCGGCTTATGGGCCTCGAGCATCATCGGAAGCGCGCGAATGCCGTTAAGATTGGTGTCCAGATGGCACATGTCGTCGCGTACCGTCGTGCGGCCGTTGAGGCCTTCTTCAATTACATGCCAGCCCTCGCCTAAGTCACGTTGGGCCACGCCACACCAGCGCACATCCCGCGCATAGCGCACCGCGGTGCCGTCGCGCATGCCCGCCGGATCGTAACCATAGGTGTTGCTGTCGCCAAAGCATAGAACGTTTTTCATCGTAAGCCCTTCCTTTTAGTAAAAAGCCGGCGGGAGCAGCCTCTCCCGCCGGCTCGACCTATCTGTCAACACGTACCGGTTACAGGTACTTGCGCCAATCGTCCTCGTCCTCATCATTCTCGGTAGCAGCCTGGGCCTGCTCGGCGGCGCGAGCTGCCGCAGCGCGAGCGGCAACCTGAGCATAGGACTCCTCGTTGCGCTCGGGGAAGTTTGCCAGCACGTGCTCGAACTTGGCAAAATCCTCATCCCAGCGCGTAGAAGGCACGGCAAAGAAGACTTGCTTGACCTTAAAGTCGCCCGACGCGAGCTCCTTGCGGAAGAGCTCGGCCACGGCCTCTGCGTCAAAGCCGTTGTTGTCGCAGCCCCAAGCACCCAGCACGAGCTTCTCGCGACCCAGCTCGTCGCAGATGGCAAGCACAAAGCGGATGCGATCGCGCAGGGCGTCCAGCAGGGCATCGTCACCCACACGATACTCCTGGCGGGCGCGCTTAACGTTGGGCGCGGCGGCCACGATCACGTCGGCGTATGCATGCACGTGGTTGCGGTCGAAGCGCACCGCAGGCACCACTAGGGCGCGGTTACGATAGAGCTCGCAGTTGATGTTGCGGCGACGGTTCTCGCCGTACCATTTGCGCTGCTTATCGAGAACGTTGTACAGATACGAATCGGCGCACAGTGTGGCCTCCTGGCCCAGATAACCCTGAATATAGCCACCGCCCGGGTTGGTGAACGAGGCAAAGGCGAGCACGGCCATGTCGCAGAACTGCGCATAGCCACGACCGTTGTCCAAGATGGCCTGCGTGGCGGAGGCATCGAGCACGGTGACCTCAGGCAGGGACGCAGCAGGCTCCTCAGCAGGCGCGGACTCAGCTCCGGCGATTTCCTCGGCAGGCTCCTCGACGGGCTCAGGAGCTGCCTCGGTCTCGGGCGCTGCCTCGCTCTCGGGTGCCGCCTCGGTCTCGGCAGCCTCCGCGCCCTCGACGTCCTCGGCAACCTGTTCTTCGGTGGCCACAGCACTCTGAACCTTGGCCTTCATCGCCGCGACAAAGCCGGCAGGCATACCGTCAAACTCGCGAACACCGGCAAGCGAACGCTCGATATCCTTGGCGCACGCTTCGGACACAGTTGCCGCGTGACGCTCGGCGGCCTTGGCACGGGCCTCGCGCTTGGGATTGGGCTGACCCGCTCGGTTGGACCTGCGGTTACGGTTCCTGTTGTCGACGTCTGCCAT